ATGATGCAGGGGGAATTTATGATGACAAAAGAAGAAATCGTAAAAGCATTTTTAAATACTGTTAAGGAAGTAGTTCCTGAAAAGGAAGTTGAATACATAGAAGAAAGTTTTGAAATCAAAAAAAATAGCCAGACCTCATAATGGGGATGGCTATTTTTTTGTTTTATTATGATGTTCTTCTAAAGTTTTAGTTATTGCAAGCATTTGTTGTAATACAATTTCTTGTTGATCGTCGGGTAATTTATCTAAACGTTCCATAATCTCTTTAAATTTACCGTATGTGTTTATATCTAAATCAGCTTCTTCACTGCGTCCAAGAAGGAAATCTGTTGTTACTTGTAATGTGTCTGCTAATTTCGTAATCATATCATGTGGTGGAAAGCGTTCTTCTGATTCGTAGTACCCTATCATACGAGACGAAGCCCCTACTTTTTCACCGAGATTTTGTTGAGTCCATCCACGTTTTTTCCTAAGACCTTTAATTTTATTCCCTATACTTATCATTAAAATCCACCCCGCCAAATTATAAGATTGAACTATTTGTTCACTTTAAATAAAATCTTAGCACATAATGTTCGAAAAGTCATTGACAAAGAACAAAATGTTCGATAAGATAAAAACGAACAAAGAGTTCGTTGTAAGGAAGGTGATAAAATGAAACATTCAATCCTTTATAAAGAATTAGCTAAACACTGTGGTGTTACAGAACGATACATAAGAATGATAGATAGTAAAGAAAGAAACCCTTCAATGGAAACCGCTAAAAAAATATCAGATTTCTTAGGAGAATCCATTGAGGATGTTTTTTTTAAAGAAGAATCGAACAAAAAGTTCTTTTTATCTAAATATAAATCAAAAATAATAAATCAAAATAAGGAGGTTTCATGAAAATGAATCAATCACAAGTTGTTCAGCATCCAGTAAGTGAGTTTGTTTTTATGGAGGGAAACAAAGTAGTAACAGACAGCTTAGCAATGTCCCAAATGTTTGGGAAGGAACATAAGAATGTAATTCGAGACATCGAGATTCAACTAGAAAAATTAGTTGAAGCGAATGAAACGGATTGGGGTCAGCTCAACTTTGAGCATACCCAATATCAACATTATCAAAACAAACAATGGTATCCAAAGTTCAATCTTACAGAAGATGCATTTGCAATTGTTGCAATGAGCTACATAACACCAGAGGCAATGAAAATGAAAATCAAGTTCTTACAAGAGTTCAAACGAATGAAAGAATACATTCAAAAACAGCAGCAACCATCAGTCGAAGATTCAATTATTTACAGCATGACTGAATTAAAACAAATCAAATCACGCCAAAATCATACGGAAGAAGAAATGAACAAAATGAAACTTTTAGTAGATAACGAACTATGGCTTACTGAGCAACACAAAGGAGCTGTACAGCGTAAAGTAAAACAACGTGTTTTTGAACTTAAAAAAGAAGGTTATGATAATGCATCATATCAAGGAATCTATGGCGCATTAAAAAGACATTTTGGTGTAGCAAAATACGATAAGATTCCACGTAAATATTATCAAAATGCTATGCGATTTATCGCAGGGTGGTATCCACCAAAAAGACCCAATGTATTGGATGATTATGTTTCTTAATAGATAAAATTAAAATTTTATAAAAAGAAAGGGAGATATAAAAAATGAAAAATTCAACAGTTCAAATAGCGTTGGCAATTACAAAGTTCTCAGCTCAAAAAGGTTGGAGGGATGAAGAATTTTGGGAGGCTATTGAGTTAATTCGCTTCAATAAAGAAGACGAAAGGCAAACAACTGTAGAAAAGTTAGATAGCATTCCAGTCACTAATGATAGCACAAAGGATTATCCAGTTATGTTAAACGTAACACACTTAGAAGAAATATTAGGAGTAGCGAAAAGAACAGCGTACGACATTATGGATCAAAAGGGTTTTCCTTTAGTGAAAATCGGGAGAAAGAAAGTAGTTCCAAGGGATGCATTCTTTAATTGGATAGAAAAGGAGGTGTCTGCATAATAGAAGATCCAATAGCTGTATCAGTGTTTGGGCTACTAATTACTTGTATTGCTTGGTTAGGATACATTACTTACGACTCAATAAAACAATGGGCTTGGAGTGAAGTAGAACAAAATAAAAAGACCCATAGCAGTGGGTCCTTTGAAAAAAATAAGTTGTTATAAGTATATCACGGAAAGCGGGGAAATAGTACATGGATTTAATTGAATATCAAGTGCTATTACCTAATAAGTTCTGGGATTTAGCGAAAAATCAAGATGAATTAAAACAGATGATCGAAAAATATTTCAGCGTTGGTTATCCGCGTTATGAAATTCAACGAATTATAAAAAGTGGACAAGCATATGTGGCGGTTTGTACAAGGAGGTAAATATTTATGTCAAACATAGTAACTGAAATTGGTGGGTTAAATTTCAAAGGTAATGTGGTAGATCATGAATGGTTTAACTACATCACTTTTAGTAATGGTAAGCCGCACATTGTAGCGATTATGGTTTTGAGTGAAATTGTTTATTGGTATCGCCCTACAGTTATTCGAGATGAAATAGATGGGAAAGTAACTTACAAGAAAAAATTTAAAGCAGACAAGTTGCAAAAAAATTATCAACAGTTAGCCGATTCTTTTGGATTCACAAAATTACAAGTAAAAAGAGCATGTGATTTATTAACGGATATGTTACTTATAAAAACCGAGTTTAGGACTATTAACGCTGATGGGAAGATTTTGAATAACGTAATGTTTGTGGAACCTGTACCAACAGAAATAAAGAAAATTTCTAGTATGTATCAACAAACGAAAGAAGACCCTGGTGACTTAGAAGTAAATAGGGTGGTTATTTCTAAGTCAAGACCCTCCTCACTTACGAGTAAGGAGTCTCCTAACTTCAAAGTAAAGACAAATACAGAGATTACTACAAAGAATACTACAGAGAATGTAAGTAGTAGTAGCATCTTCTCTTTCTACGAAAATAATTTCGGTATTTTAAATTCATTCATAGCCGAAAGTATTTCGCAATGGGTAAACGATACAAGTGAAGAACTGGTACAAGCAGCTATGGAACGTGCATTGAAACAGCAGAAGAAATGGAATTATGCTGAGGGCATTTTAAAACAGTGGATTAATAAAAATATTCGTACGTTAGCTGATGTTAATGCAGCAGAAATAGAGTTTAAAAACAAAGGTAAAAAAGGAGAGAAAAACAATGCAAGCAATCAAAAAGATAGTAGCTTCCTCAACAAATACGACTTCAAGAAACGCTAGTCAAAGATATGTATTGTCGCCAAATAGATGCACGAATGTATTTTTGGTAGGAAAAGAAAACTTTAAAGATGTTTGCAGTAAACGCATGTTGATAGATACAGAAACAAATGAGGAATTTTGTCCTCAATGTAGATCGGTAGAAACAGAAGATCAGAAATTAGCTATAGAGACAATAGCTATAAAAAAGAAAAATGAAATCATTCATTTATATGATTCATTTGCTGATAACAGCTTAATAAATGACAAACTCAAGAAAGCTACATTTGAAAATTATGTACCAACTAAAAAAGAATTGGCTGATGCAAAAGAAAAGATTATGGATTTTGTTACTTCATTCAATAGAGAAGAACCAACAAGCATGATAATAACGGGTGATTACGGAGTAGGGAAAAGCCATTTGTGTGTGGCAGCCACTAAAGAACTTATGAAAAAGGGTCACAGCGCAATGTTTATTCAAATGAATAAGCTATTTACCAAAATCAAATCAACTTGGAATAAAAACAGTGAAATGACAGAGGACAAGCTTATGTCTCTTCTAGCAAAAGTTGATGTCTTAATTATCGATGACTTTGGAGCGGAATTCACGGAGAAAGATAAAGAAGGCGTTACTTGGAAACAAACGAAGACAAATGAAATTGTAGACAGCCGTATAGGTAAAAGTACTTTATTCACTACTAATTTTACAATCGGTGAATTAGCAGGAATGTATGGAGAACGTGATTTTAGTCGGATGATGGAAAACGCTGAAATGTTAGAAATGCATGGGGATAATTATAGATTACGCAATTTCAAAAAGGGGGAATAACAATGTGTGAATTATGCCGTAACACAGGAATTATTCGTAAAGAAACTTTTCCAGGTGTGATTGAAACGAACGGTTGTAATTGTGACGTAGCAAAGCAACAGCAACAAGAAAACGATAAGCGCTGGGAAGCATGGTTAATAAAATTTGAGTCAATGAAACAAGAGTTACAACGTAATCAACAACAAAAAGTAAGTTAACAAGGGGGAGCAAGTTATGAAAAACACAGGTGTTGCAAGAAAAGTGGACGAGCTAGGACGTGTAGTAATTCCGGTTGAGTTACGCAGAACTTTAGGGATTGCAGAAGGTACATCATTAGACTTTCATGTTGAAGGGGAAAATATCGTTTTAAGAAAACATGAAAAGTCATGCTTAGTAACGGGTAAAGTTTCAGAATCAAACATAGAATTGCTGGATGGTCGGATGTTTTTGAGCAGGGAAGGCGCAAGGGAATTGCTGGACATTCTTCAAAAGAGTGAGAAAGCTCATGCCTAAACAATTGAACATTTTCGATGTAGAGCCAGCAATTTGTGAGTTCGATGTAATGAAAGCCAATGTTAAGAAAGGAACTGGACGCGTTACATTTGCAGATGTACGTGTCCAAGTTCCAAGAAATGCAAAGGGTACAGATGAATTACCACACACAACTAAACAAGATGATCGTTATGACATTTTTGAACAATATGTAATGGCAATTTGGAGATTCCAGCGAGCTGTAGATAAGTTTTTTAATTGGGATACGGCTGAAGAATTGTGTAAGGCAGCGAGGGATAAAAAAGAAATAATTCCGGTAAGGGTTTATTTAGGAAGTGGCTTTAAACCTGATGTTGTCGAGTACATGCGGTAGTAAAAGGGAGAGGGACATATGAAAAAAATAGAAATTGATGTTAGCAGCAACAAACTTTTAATAGTTCAGGATGGAAATGTTACAGCAGTTAATCCACCAATGAGTGGATTCGGTGAACAAGTTGCGGTTTGGGTAAACGGTAAAGTTGATCGTGTGGATACTAAGTTTACTGAAAAGATAAAATAATCATTTTTAGAAAGTAGGTTCGCTTATGAGTGTAGCAAGTAATCATGAAGCGATGAAGGAATCAAGGTTGAAAATTTACATCGCTTTAGAAGAAGCTAACTTCATTTGGGATGAAAGAGATGTAGTTCGTTTTCGTGAAATGTGGAGTCAAGGTATGAGCTTACCAAAGATGGCAAAAGCGTTAAGGAGACACCAAGCAGAAGTTGCGCTTCTTGTAATAGATCAAGCTGATAAGTATTTAATTGAAAATCGTCCGATAGGATTAGGGATTTGCTAAATAGGAAGGGGAAATCAAAATGAAAGCAATGAAAAACAGTGTTATGGAAGTAACTAAATTAATCAGTAAAGCAAAGGAAGGACAAGCCTTAATGAACAACAATCAAATTTGTGAATTAGATCAATATCAAGAAGCGGCATTACGTACATGGAATACGAATCAGGATTTTGGTGGACGTGTTTTAAATGCAGCATTAGGACTTTCAGGAGAATCTGGTGAGGTTGCTGATATTGTAAAAAAAGCTATTTTTCATGGTCATGGATTTGATCCGGCTCATTGTCCAGGAGAAGAAAAAGGGAATACGCATAAAATTGCTTTAGAACTTGGAGACATTTTGTACTACATTTCCATCATGTCTCACGAAATGGGATATACCTTAGAAGATATTGCTCAAATGAATATCGCAAAATTAGCTGAAAGATATCCGGATGGTTTTAGTCGAGAAGCAAGTCAAGCACGTGTCGATGTGAAGTGAAGTTTGTAATGAAAAGAGCCATGAGTTGTGAAGGCTCATGGCTCATTGTATAAGGGTAAAGTCGTAATGACTTTATAAATAAATAATATCACGATTATTCAAAAAAATACAATAAAAGTAAATTAAATGGTATAAAATTTGAATTTTGTAAGAAAAGGAGCTGGAGATAATGAGAGAACGTGAAAATTGGGATGTACTGTGTGAAGAATGTGATGAAACGATTGAACGTGGGGTAGCAACAGAATCTGGTGATAATTACTGTGACTCGTGTTACAACAACTTATCATATGAGAACAAAGATAAATGAATTTGAATTTTGTATAGAAACGAGGTTCAAGAAATGAAAGTAGCAGAACTAGTTATGAATTTATTCGAAGTAGAGAAGAAGTACAAAATAACAACGTTTGATTCAGACTTTGGACATTCTGAACATAAGTGTTTTGTGAAAGGGAAAACGGAAGAGAATTTATTACTTGATATTTTCGAACCTTTCGAGACAAAAGGTTGTTGGATTCATTGGACAGAGTTAGATGCTGTAGAAGAAATTGAATAAAAGCGTTATTTTAATCGAAAAGGGGGATTAAAATGTACCCGTTTTATGTAGATGGTGAAAAGGTGTTTTCATTCTCTTACAAGCCAAGTAAAGGTGTTGTGAAAGATGATGATACGGGTAAATGGTACGAAATAACGAAAGTCGAGCAAGGGTACGGGCGTAAGGTTTACGGAAAAGAAACTATTAATTTGGACGGCATGAACTGGCAACTTTATAAAGATTAATTAAAAAGGGGAATGGGAAATGAATAAGGATATTAAATTTTTAAAGGGACTTCAGCAGGAATTAAAAACACAAGAAACTGATGGGAACGCATCACCGCGTTTTTGGGTAATCAAGGATTATCGTTTTGTTCCAGGGAACGAGAATTATGATAGCGGTCATGTGGAACATTTCTTTAACGATGGAGATCATGTTAAATTCTCTAGATTCAGCGATTTAAAAGAGTTCTTGGAAGAATATTTTGAAGATGAAATTGAAGAAGTTAAAGATTTACAAGAACTTTTAAATGATAAAAATGAGAACTTTTACGAGTTGTGGGAGTATGTAGAAAACAACATGAATGAATGTGGTTACTTTGGCACAGTGTTTGTAAAAGAAGAAGACTTTATTGTGCCAGATACTATGTTCCTAACAAAAGAAGAAGCAAAACGTCACTTGGAACTAAATAATTATCACTACACTTCAAAAGCTCATACATACGCTATGACGGCTTGGAAAGCACCAAAAGTGGAACGATTGTTGAATATATTAGAAACATTTGATTGGGAGTCAATTAGTACAAAATAGTTATTTGAGAGCAAAGGAGAATGAAAATGTCCTTATTAGGTAATTTGAAAGAAATCCAAGGAAAAGCCATCGATGAAAAAGTATTGGAATTTGCAGAGGAAATGGAATCGGCAATAATCGAAAGTGCTGGAAAGGGATATTCAGGTTATAAGTATCAAATTCGTTATGATAATCCAGATAAGCATATGATGCTTTCGGGGATTTTTATAGAAAAGCTACAAGAATTGATGGACGGTGTGATAGTTGAATTTAAGGAAGAAGAAAGGAAGGGCCTTTTAGGATCCTACTATGAACAGTACATTCATTTTAAGTGGAACAACTAATTTTTTATAAAAACGCTATTTTAAAACAAAGGGGAATAGGAAATGAAAATGTTGGATCTATGTTCGGGAATTGCAGGAATAAGCATGGCAGCGGATTGGGCTGGAATTGAAACAACAGCCTTTTGCGAAATAGAAGAGTTCAATCAAAAAGTGCTCAGAAAGAACTATCCTAACATTCCTATTTTCCCGGATTTATATAAACTTACAAAACAATCATTAATAGATGGAGGCGTTGACGTTGATTCAATTGGAGTTATTTCAGCAGGATATCCCTGTCAGGGAGAAAGCCTTGTTGGTAAGAGAAGGGGTGCAGAAGACGAAAGATGGTTATGGCCAGAAGTCTTCCGACTCATTAGAGAACTCAGACCCACTTGGTTTGTTGGAGAAAATGTTGCTGGACACGTCACAATGGGCTTGGACACCGTGCTCTCCGACTTGGAAGAAGAAAACTACTCGACAAGGACGTTCGTATTACCGGCTGTCAGTGTCGGGGCGCCACATCAAAGATACCGGACATTTATTGTTGGCAACTCCAACGACAAGCCAAAATTACAAGCCAATAAGAAAATTATCCCCTTCAGAAGCAAACGGCAGCCATGGAAAACAACTTCCGGGATCGATCGGGGAACACTTTCCAGAACATATTGGGAAGAAAATCAACCCGCAGTTTGTGGAATGGATGATGGGACTGCCACAAGATTGGACGAAGATAGATTGAGATTCTTGGGTAATGCTGTTGTTCCACAGCAGATCTACCCGATATTTGAAGCGATAGCAAAGATTGAAGGTTTATTATAAAAATTTCATTTTGTAGAAAAGGAGAATGGATATGATGAAGGTATTTAAAATGAATGATTTTGATTGGGTAGCTGCAAAGAACGAAGAAGAAGCGAAAAGCTATTATGAGCAATTCATAGATCGAGAGGAAATTGAAGAAGATTTTATTGGGGAAGTTAGTTTGCAGGAAGTTACGTATGTAGACATAGATGAATTGCCAGAAAGTGAAAAGGACAATTTCCAATGTGGAAGACCACTTGGAGATTCAATAGTAGTCCGCAAGACATTTGAATGGGTAATTAAAAATGACAACATTACAAGCCCTTGTATCATTGCATCAACAGAATATTAAAGAGCAGCTAGCAAAAGCTAACTGCTTGGCTGGTTCTCCAAGGGGGAACAAGGAGAAAGTAACTTAATGGATTGTCTATAGTATTGACGGAATATTGAGTTTTATTCAGGGAGGAAGAGAGAAATGAAGAAAATAATCTACAAAGCATTTGTAGAATCATTAAATAAATTACTACCAGTTGTATCAATTCAATTTGATTTTATGAAGGTGGAGGTAGCAGCAACTCATTTGGAACATATTGATACGGAACTGTTTAACTTCAATCAGGTTGATTTAATTCAGAATATCAATCAAAAGGACTCAGAAGGAAAAGAGATTTTTGAAGGTGATGTAGTTACCTGGTACAATCCGCTAATCGAAACAGGTGAAAAAATGACCGGTGTTGTTGTTTACGATACAAAACAGGCTACATATAAGAAATGTCCTATTAATCTGTATAAAGCGAATGCAGGGAATGGTGGATATACAGGATATGAATTTAGATGGTACGACAATGTAAAAGTTTTAGGGAACATTTATGAAAATCCGGAGTTATTACAAAACTTAACAAAATAATCCTTTTAATAGAAAGTGAGGTTAGGAGAATGGCTACTTTAAAGAAAAGGAAAACAAGAAAAGCTATTGCTCGTCGTACGAAGGCGGTTAATAAATATAGGGTTGAAAAAGCTTGGAGAAATATCTTTGTACAAGCTGGTATTTTAAAGTGAAAGCAAACAGAATATAGTCCGGCTAGAAAACTAGAGGACACCAATTCATTAAAGCAGTAATTAAAGCTGTTTTAGGAATAGGTGTCCTTTTTACTTTGAAAAGGGAGATGGGGAAATATGAAGGCACTAAAAGACCAATTACGCGAGTGGAAAAAGCAATCCAAGCAAGGAAAGAAGAAAAATAAGAAAAAACAAAAAGAGAAATTAAGTACGCGTGAAATTGAGGGATTAATGGGGATGCATAGACCTTGTTACGAGCGTAGACGTGGTGCTATAAGACAAAAGTAATTTAAAAATAAAAAGGAGTGGTCTTACATGACTAAACAGTTATCTTTCTTACCAAAAATTGATAGAACAGCAACACAAGAGGAATTAGAAGGTGTGTTGGAAAGCGTACGTATACATAGACAATTCGGGATGATGCGTAAAGAAATGAAAGTCACTCCTTCTTATGAAATACGTGAGCACGGTCCTACACATGCAGTTGGAAAACCATTAGAAGATGTTGCTTTAGCAAATATTCAACAAAGCAAACGAGAAGAATGGCTTGAAAGAATGTCATTACGTATTGATCAATTTCTAAATCGATTAGGAAACGGACGTGCAGGAATTATCCAAAGGGATATTATCTATAAACGTTATTTAGAAGAAGAGGATGTATGTGATTACATGGTTTATAACGAAATCGGAATGTCAGAGCGCACTTATCGACGTTGGAAGTCTAAAGCATTTTATAAGCTTGCTTTTGCACTTGGATTAGAAGTTTACGAGACAGAAGAGACTGGAGGTAATGAATAATGAATTTCGTTCAGCCAATACGTGATCCAGAGGAAATACAGCAGTTAAAAGAGTATTTTAAGGAGAAAAGTGCACGAAATTATATTTTATTCATTATGGGAATCAATACAGGATTGAGAATCTCTGACATTTTAAAATTGAAGGTAGGAGATGTCAAAGGTAGTCATATCTCTATGAGGGAAAAGAAAACAGGAAAACAAAAACGCATTCAAATTACTGCAGCATTAAAAAGAGAACTGAAATGGTTTATAGAAGAAAGAGAAGATGATGAATACCTATTACAAAGTAGACAAGGAAAGAATCGTCCTATCGGTCGTAGCATGGCATATAAGATATTAAGTATAGCCGCAGCGGAGTTTGGGTTAGATGAAATAGGAACACATACATTAAGAAAGACGTACGGGTATCATATGTACATGCAAACAAAAAACATAGCATTACTTATGGAGATATTCAATCATTCATCAGAGAAGGTCACATTACGTTATATAGGTGTAAATCAAGATGCAATGGATAAAGCAATGACTAGGTTTAAAATCTAATCATTGCTTTTTTCTTTTTTTAAATCTATACAGTTACTCATAAATTTCGTACTGTGTAACTCAAAAGAGAAAGTTAAATGAAATCAATGATATCAAGGGCTGTGGCGTATGGCTCAGTTACACACAATTAAACATATGGGTAACTCATTAAGACAAAGTATATATAAGTGAAAAATTAAAATAAGTGGCAGAGTCGTGACCGCTTTTTGGCAGTAAATGTGCCGGTTGTTTTGGAATCAACGTGATATATTTGTATTGTGAGTAGTGGCGGAAAACATTGCTTGCAAAATTCCTCTGAAAATGGATCGTCATAACCGGTGGCGATGGTTGCAGATTGGATGGATAGTCGTTTCTTGTTTTCACATTCAATCGCAATTTACGTTGTGTAAACGGAGAAGGGCTTTTGCTCTTCTTTGAGCTAACAACATCCTAGGTAGATGGAATGAGGGAAACCTGATAAGTTTGCTGATAGTGTCTGTCGTGGTTGTTAGCTGAGAGAAGAATAAAACTTCATTTACCGTAATTAAAGTACAAATCAATAATCGATATAAAAGCATCCATTTGGGTGCTTTTTATTTTGAAGGAGGTTGAAAGTAAATGATTACTGAAATTAGAAAAACAATATCAGGTACAGAGTATTGGGATAACGAAAAGAAGAAGAGTCTATTTGTTCCTAAAGGTGAAGAACCAGGATTCGAAGTGACTGTTAATCCTGAGAGTATGATCTTAGGTGTGGACCTATCAAGTAAACCAGATACTACAGTAGTGACAGTACCATTTAATGATATGACAGTGAAACAGTTACGTGATTATGCTGATGAGTTAAGCATTGAGATTCCAGCCGATGTTAAAAAGAAAGAAGACATCATTGAATTACTATCATGAAGTACTGTGACTTTAACGGCTGCCGTAACAAGATAAGTAAGGGATGTTATTGTGAAGAGCATAAGCGCAACAAACCAAGGAAGAAGAAAGATAAGAAGAACATCTACCATCATGAGAACAAACCATTCTATCGCACTGATGCATGGAAGTATGTTAGGTCAAAGGTATACGAAAGAGAGAATGGCTGTTGTCAACGATGTGGAAGGTTCGTCTTTGGTCGAAGTGCTCATGTTCATCACATCATACCGATTAAACAAGACGAAACACTTAAATTAGAAGAGAATAACTTAAGGTTACTTTGTCCAGTTTGTCATACAATCGAAGAAAATGAAGATAAACCAAAAAAAGTTTTTCCGAGTTATTTCGGAAGCCCCCCTATCAAAAATTAAAATTTGTCCTCTGGGAAGGATAGGTAGCGTAGGGGGCACATCAATAGTTGCACCATTTTTTAAAAATAAAGGGGGGTGTGAAAATGGCTCGAATGTCAAAAAAGAAAAAGTTAGAAATTCTAGATGTAGCAAGGGATGAAGAACGAAATAGAATCATAAAATTATTGACTGAAGAGGAACTTTTCACACCTTCTTTAGAACCATTAATTGATAATTATTTAGATGCTTTTATCATTTATAAATCTATGTTTGATGAATGGAAATTAGATGGTTTTGCAGCTATGAAAACGCATAAGAACAAGGCAGGAGCAACAAATGAAATGAAACATCCGCTTGCTCAACAAGTTGAAACTTGGAATGATAAAAAGAATAAAATGCTAGATGCTCTAGGAATGACGAATAAAGGTAAAAGTGTACAAAAAACGCCTAAAAGTGCAGAGAATAATCAATCTAGTGAACCGAAAGATGAATTAGCAGCTCATCGGAATAAATGGCGGAAATCTAAATGATTATTACATCAGGCGTTAACTATGCTGATAAGTATGCGAACAACGTCATGCGTAATAAAAAGAAATACCCGAAGTCGATCATTCTTGCAGTAGAGCGTTATAAGAAGTGGAAAAAGCGTAAAGATGTTTGGTTTGATGTAGATAGGGCAAATGAAATGTTGGATTTTGTTCAGTCGTTCATCCGTCATGTTAAAGGACCACTTGCAGGTCAATTGATGGAATTAGAGCTTTGGGAAATGTTTGTTTTTGCAAATATGTATGGTTGGTATCATAAAAACGAAAAAGGAAAAACAGTCCGTGTTATTCGTGAATCATATGTTCAAGTACCAAAGAAGAACGGAAAAACAATTATCGCAGCAGGTGCATTACTCTATGCTATGTATGGAGAGCTTGAACTTGGAGCGGATTGTTATTGTGCAGCATCAGACTATGAACAAGCACAAAATGCAGCCGAACCAATTGCACAAGCGATAGAAAACTCTGAACCTTTGGCAAGTCCCACGCAAATTTATAAAGGTGTTAATGGTACTGTCAGTGGTGCTATGTATCGATATAGCATAAATGGAATTGCATATCAAAATAAATTCAAAGTATTAACGAAAAACACTAAGGGTCTTGAAGGAAAGAACCCTTATTTTGTGTTGAATGATGAGCTTCACGCACAAGAAAACATGGACATGTACGATAATTTGAAGTCAGCACAGATTTCTCGTGAGCAACCAATGATGCTTAATATTTCAACGGCTGGTAAAGGTGCTTCATCTGTAGGTATGCGTGTTTATAAATATGCGAAACTTGTTCTTGAAAATGACGATGATGATTCTTTGTTTGTTGCAATTTGGGAACCAAATAAAAATTTTGATTGGGAAGACCGTAAAGTTTGGGAAATGGTTAACCCGAATATTGGCGTTTCCGTTACGATGGAACAACTTGAAATTGAATTCAAAAAGGCGAAGCAATCAGCACATTCAAAAGCCGAATTTCTTTCTAAGCATTTAAATGTTTTCGTAAATGGTGCGGATAATTATTTTGAGCATGATCAAGTACAGCATGTTCTTGTGGAAGATTTGGGTGATCTTACAGGTGAAACTTGTTATTTAGGATTAGACTTATCTAAAACAACAGATTTAACATGTGTAAGTTTAAACTTCCCTTCCCATGATGACGAAGGAAAGTCAATTATAAAAGTGAAACAGATGTATTTCCTTCCTAATGAAAACATTGATTTTAAAGAAAAAGAGGATAATGTCCCATATACTGATATGGTTGAACGTGGTTTTGCTACGTTTTGTGATGGAAAGATGATTGACCAGGATCAAGTTATGGAATATATCGTTGAATGTATGGATTTATACGATGTACAACAAATAAACTATGACCCAGCGATGTCTCAAAAGTTAATAGAGAAACTTGAAAATCTCGGTTTAGAATGTATTGCAGTAAATCAGTATCCAAATGTTATGAATGCAATGCTTGATGATTCAGAAATACTAATTTATGAAAAGCGTTTAATTACCGACAATCCTTTATTTGTTTATTGCGCTCTTAATGTTGTAGTAGTTACAAATATCAACGGAATGAAAGCCCCAAGTAAGCGACAGTCCAAAAAGAAGATTGATGGATTTGTTGCTTTTTTAGTTGCTCATAAAGAAACCATGATGATAATGGATGATGTGAGTGAAGAGGGCATGGATGAATTAATTGGTGAAATTTATAGATAGAAAGGCGGTGAGAAATTGAGTTTACGAAATCGAATTTCTAATTTTATATACAGACGTATGGAGAAACGTGGTTGGTTTGAAGATATTTTTAACAATACGATTCGTTATGGTGGTAGATATGCGAGCAGCGATAATATTTTAGAATCAAGTGATGTTTATGAGTTGCTACAAGATATCAGTAACCAAATGATGTTGGCTGGAATAGTTGTGGAAGACAAAGAGGGTAGGGAAGTAAAAAATGATTCGGTCCTTAATATTTTGAGGAATCCTAATAACTACCTTACACAATCTGAATTCATCAAATTAATGACGAATACGTATTTACTACAGGGGGAAGTCTTCCCAGTTCTGGACGGAGATCAATTACATTTAGCATCTAATGTTTATGCGGAATTGGATGAGAGATTAATAGAACATTTTAACGTTGGTGGTGAAGAAATACCATCGTTTATGATTCGGCATGTTAAAAATATTGGTGCCGATCACTTAAAAGGGAAAGGTATTCTTGATTTAGGAAAGGATACGCTCGAAGGTGTTATGTCAGCTGAGAAAACTTTAACGGATAAATATAAAAAAGGTGGTTTGTTAGCCTTTATGTTGAAGATGGATGCACATATTAATCCTAAGAATGGCGCACAGTCTATGTTAATTAAAGCTATTTTAGATCAACTGGAATCAATTGATGAGTCAAGGTCTGTTAAAATGATTCCTCTTGGTAAAGGATATGAGATAGAAACGCTCAAAAGCCCGCTGGACGATGAAAAGACATTAGCATATCTAAATGTATATAAAAAGGATTTAGGTAAGTTTTTAGGAATAAATGTGGATACATACACGGCTTTAATTAAGGAAGACCTTGAGCAAGCAATGATGTATTTACATAACAAAGCAGTTAGACCAATAATGAAAAATTTCGAAGACCACTTGAGTCTTCTTTTTTTTGGGAAAGATTCGGACAAGCGTATTAAATTCAAGATTAATATCCTTGATTTTGTTACGTACAGTACGAAAACTAACATTGGATATAACATCGTTCGAACTGGTATCACTTGTCCAGATAATGTTGCTGAAATGCTTGGATTCCCTAAACAAAATACACCTGAATCACAAGCTATTTATATTTCAAATGACTTGACTGAAATTGGCCAGAAAAATGCTACAGATGATTCATTGAAGGGAGGTGATGGAAATGGCAAAGACAAAGGAAACACGGACATTTGACATCACCAAATTAAATACTAGGGATGCTACAGAAGAACAACCTTCTTTGATAACTGGTTATGCAGCTGTGTTTAATTCGAAAACATCTATTGGTGGTTGGTTTGATGAAGTTATTGAACCAGGAGCGTTTGCTCGTTCGCTTTCTGAGAATGGAGATATTAGGGCGTTATTTAATCATAATTGGGATAACGTTCTTGGTAGAACTAAAAGCGGTACATTACGACTAGAAGAGGATGAAAGAGGATTAAAATTCGAAATCGAATTACCTAATACATCTGTTGGTCGAGATTTAGCTGAAAGTATGGATAGAGGTGATATTAACCAATGTTCTTTTGGATTTTGGATAACAGAAGAAAATTGGGATTACAATGTTGAACCAGCATTAAGGACCATTAAAGAAGTGGAACTTTATGAAATATCAGTTGTCTCCATACCAGCCTATGACGATACAGAAGCATCATTAGTTCGTGGTAAAGAGATTGGTAAAGAAGTAGAACAACGAATGAAAATGATTAAACAAATAAATCAACTATTGGGGGAAAAGTAAATGAATAAACAATTATTATTAGCTCTACAAAAACGAAATAAAGAAAAATTAACGGAACTACGTACACAGATTGAAAATCCTGAATTGCGTGCAGAAGATTTAACAGCTATTCAAGAAAAAATTGATGAGATTAATAAAGAATTGCAAGATGTTGCTGATGAATTAGCAAACCTTGAAGATGATGGAGCAGGAGATGGAGGAGACACAGGTGGATCTGGTGATGAAGGCGGTTCTTCTGGTGATGAAGGTTCATCTGGTTCCGGAGAAGGTGGAGAAGGGCGTTCTGGGAATCCAGAAGGTAACGGTGGTGTAACTCCAGAGCAACGAAATGCAGCAATGACAGCTATTGCAACGGGTCTTTCTACTCGAGGGCATACAACTACTAAAAATAAAGAAAAAGAAATTCGTTCAGCGTTTGCTAATTTTGTAGTTGGAAAAATTTCCGAAGTTGAAGCTCGCTCACTTGGTATTGAAGCTGGGAATGGATCAGTAACAATTCCAGAAGTCATCGCAAGTGAAATTATTACGTATGCTCAAGAAGAAAACTTATTACGTAAATACGGTTCAGTTGTAAAAACGGCTGGTGATGTGAAGTATCCTGTTCTTGTGAAAAAGGCTGATGCAAATGTTCGCAAAACAGAACGTGGTTCAGCTGATGAGATTAAAGAAACAGATATCGAATTTGATGAAGTTTTACTTGATCCAGCTGAATTTGATGCACTTGCTACTGTAACTAAAAAGTTATTAAAAATGACAGGTGCTCCAATTGAACAAATTGTGGTTGATGAACTTAAAAAAGCATATGTACGTAAAGAAATTAATTATATGTTTAATGGCGATGATGTCGGAAACGAAAACCCTGGTGCATTAGCGAAGAAAGCAGTAGCCTTTACACCTTCTGTACCTGTAGATTTAAAGGCTGCTGATGCAGGTCAAAAAATGTATGATGCTTTAATTGAATTTAAAAATACACCAGTTACAGAAGTAATGAAAAAAGGACGATTTATTATTAACCGCTCAGCATTAACAGCAATTGAAAAAATGAAAACTACTGATGGATTCCCATTACTACGTCCAATGACACAAGCGGAGGGCGGTATTGGTAATACGCTTGTTGGTTATCCTGTGGAATTTACTGATGCAGCTGATGTAAAAGGAAAACCAGATGTTCCAGTTTTATATTTTGGTGATTTTTCAGCGTTCCATATCCAAGATGTTATTGGTGCCATGGAATTACAAAAATTAATCGAAAAATTTGCTGGTACAAACAAAGTTGGTTTCCAAATCTATAACTTATTAGATGGTCAATTAATCTATTCACCATTTGAACCAGCTGTTTATCGTTTTGAAGTAAAAGCAGCAACTGGAGCTTAATATGGATGATTTAACTGAGAAACTAAAATCTCATATTCATTGGGAAGAGGGCATGGATGATTCTATGTTCTCTTTTTATATCAATCAAGCAAAGACTTATGTAAAGAATGCGACAGGCAAACAGACCGAATATCTAGTTATTATGGTCGCCGGTATTTTCTATGATTACAGGGTCGCTGAAAAAGAATTAGAACAAGCACTTGATGCTTTAACACCGTTCTTTGTCCAGGAGGTTTTTGTCGATGAAGAGACAGACGAATAAACTCAAATGGTTGGGTGAGCTACTTAAATTAGGAGAAACCATTGATCCTGAAACAGACCGTGTTGTGATGGTCTATCCGAAAGTTCGTAACATGAAATATAACAACATTGGCGTAACCGCCACTGATAAATTCACAACAAAAGATACGAATGAAATTGTAAAGAAAATTGAGGTTCGTATTGATCGGGAGATTGAAAACAATCAAAAGGATTACCGTGTAAAAGTTGGTGGTCGTATTTACGATATTGAGCGTATTTACGTAAAAGAAGAAGATCGTTTGATGGAGGTGTCACTGTCTTATGCAAATTAGCTTTGAACAGTTACGAGCTCTTATGAAACAATCTGGTATTCCAGTTTCTCGTGATAGTGCACCTACAGGAGCAGATTACCCTTATATTGTGTATGAATTTGTGAATGAACGGCATAAAAGGGCTTCTAATAAGGTCTTGAAATCAATGCCGCTTTATCAGATTGCAGTTATTACAAAAGGTACTGAGAAGGATTATGAACCGTTAAAGGCTGTTTTTAATGATGCTGGCGTTTCCTACGATTCATTTGAAGGTTATCCCTATGACGAGAATGACGATACCATAACACAATTTATAACGTATGTAAGGTGTATTCAGTAATGGCTTCTAATAATAATGGATTCGCTGAAGCATTAGAAGATATCAATACGTTATTAAGGGTTGATAAACAAGTAAGTCTTGATGTACTAGATGAAGCAGCGAAGTATTTTGCAGCGGAATTAAAAAAACGCATTAAAATGTCGAATAAGAACAAGCGAACACATTTGAAAGAGAGCTTGAAAGTTGTTGCGAAAAATGATCGTGTATCTGTGGAATTTGAAGATGCAGCATGGTATTGGTATTTAGCTGAACATGGTCATAAAAAAGCAAACGGTAAAGGTCGAGTAAAAGGACTTCATTTTTCTCAAAACACTTTCGATGCAGAAGGTGACAAAATTGCCGATATTATGGCACAAAAAATATTAGATAGAATGTGAGGATAATAAATATGCCAATTGTAAATAAAGAGATTCAATATTCCGTAGGGATTGAAGAGTTATATCTATGCATGATGGAAGGCGCCGAAACATCAGATGCACTTCCTACTTATGAAGAGGATATTTATAAGCAAACAAATATTTCTGATTTGACGATTTCCACTACTTCTACAAACTTTACAAAGTGGGCTTCTAATAAAAAAATCATTAATATCGTAAAAAATACAGCGTTCGGACTAGCGTTTAACCTTGCCGGTCTAAACCGTGAAGTAAAAGATAAAATCTTTGCAAAAACACGTAAAAAAGGTGTGTCTTTTGAAACGGCAAAGGCGAAAGAATATCCAAAGTTTGCAGTAGGTGTTGTATTTCCACTGAATGATGGAACAAAAGTGTTACGTTGGTATCCGAAATGTACAGTCGCTCCAATAGAAGAATCTTGGAAAACACAGAATGAAGAAATGACTGTGGACGACGTTGCTTACACAATTACAGCAGATCCATTGTTATTTAACGATGTTACACAAGCTGAATTAGATACTGGTGATCCAGAAGCAAAAGGAATTAAAGTTACTGATTTCTTAAAACAAGTTATTTGCGATGAATCTCAACTAGCGCAATTAGGTGGAACTACAGGACAATAAGGAGTGATATTATGGCACGTTTAAGTGATTTAGTTAACGTTGATATAAATAGAAATAAAATTAAGATACAGAAGGTGGAAATCCCTGTTATTTTCACAATGGATTCATTTCCTTATGTGGAAGAGTCATATGGTGGGGATTATCATGTATTCGAAAAAGAATTACATGGGATGATGGCGAAAGAGAAATTTAGTTTAGGTGAAAAAGAAATTAAGTTAATGAGCACGCTGATTTATGCGATGGTCCGCAGTGGAGGTACTGAATGTACACCTGAAGAAATCAAAAATTCAATACCTATGTATGATTTACCTGATGTTTTCAAAGTTGTAATGGAAATTTTCCAAGGTCAAACTTTCCAAAACTCTGATATGGAGAAGTTGAAGCAAGAAAAAAAGTAAAGAACATACTGAATGAAAATGAAGAATCTCAGTCCGAATTGGATTGGGATTTTTATTTTTATGTCGGTAATACGTTACTTGGATTAAGCATGGATGACTTTTGGAAAATCACTCCTAATCATTTTTTAAAGCAATTCATTATGCATCTACGATATAACAACCCAGATGCTTTGAATGAGAAGAAGTCAAAACAAATTTACACGTTAGATCAAACTCCTTTCCGATAAGTGAGGTGAGAAAATGGCAGGGAATAATAAAGAAAGAAACGTTGTTCTTAATTTCAAAATGGATGGACAAGTACAGTATGCTCAGACATTAAAGCAAATCAATATGGTTATGAATAATGCAGCAAAGGAATATAAAAATCATATTGCCGCAATGGGTCAAGATGCAACAGCGACCGATAAATTAGCAGCTGAAAAGAAAAAGTTAGAGATTCAAATGGAAGCCGCTAAAAAACGTATAACTATGTTACGTTCCGAATATCAAGCAATGTCTAAGGATACGAATACGACAGCTGAACAGCTCAATAAAATGTACGGAAAATTACTTGATGCAGAACGTGCGGAAACTTCTTTAAATAATGCAATGAAACGAGTAAACGAAGGTCTTTCAGAGCAAGCAATTGAAGCAAGAGAAGCGCGTGGTACTTTACTTGATTTACAAGAGAATTCTAAGAAGCTTGAAGCAGAACAAAAACGTTTAACCAGTTCGTTTAAACTTCAAAATGCTGAATTAGGTCAAAATGCTAGTGAAGCCGATAAATTGGAATTAGCGCAGAAGCAACTACGTCAGCAAATGGAAATGACGGATAGAGTCGTCCACAACTTAGAACAACAATTAAGTGCCGCAAAGCGTGTGTATGGCGAGAACTCCACGGAAGTGCAACAGCTTGAGACGAAGTTAAATCAAGCTAAAACCACACTGAAACAATTTGAAAACTCGTTACAAAGTGTTGGTCGTAGTGGAGATCAAGCAGCGGACGGTATGGCTGAGTTAAACAAGAAAATGGATTTACATAATTTCTTGGAAGCTAGTGAAGTTTTACAAGGGATGTCAGAGAAACTGATAGAACTTGGTAAAGCAGTTATGGGCGTAGCTATAGATTTTGATACTTCTCAAAGAAAGATTCAAGCTTCATTAGGGTTGACTGGAAAAGGTGCAGAAAATCTTCAAAAGATTGCAGTCGATACTTGGAAAAAGGGTTTTGGAGAAAATCTTGAAGAGGTAGATAATGCACTGATAAAAGTCTATCAAAATATGCGTGATGTTCCACATGAAGAATTACAAGGTGCTTCTGAGAATGTTTTAACACTTGCTAAGGTCTATGATGTTGATTTAAATGAAGCCACTCGTGGTGCAGGGCAATTAATGTCGCAGTTCGGTTTGTCTACACAACAAACATTTGATTTATTGGCAGCGGGTGCTCAAGCTGGGTTGAATTATTCAGATGAACTCTTTGACAATCTTTCAGAGTATGCACCTTTGTTCAAACAGGCTGGATTCAGTGCTAATGAAATGTTCACGATTCTTGCGAATGGAACGCGTGACGGCGCTTATAATTTGGATTATATCAATGATACAGTTGCTGAATTCGGAAAGAAAGTACAAGACGGATCAAAAGGTACGGCTGATGCGTTTGCTGATCTTTCCGAGGAAACACAAGCAGTTTGGAAAGCTTTTAACGATGGTAAAGCAACAGCCGCTGATGTGTTTAAAGCTGTAATAAGTGATTTAGGAAGTATGGATGACAAGGTAAAACAGAATCAAATTGGAGTCGGGTTGTTTGCTACTCGTTGGGAAGACATGGGTGCTAAAGCTGTATTAGGTCTTACTGATGTGAATGGTGGTCTTGGTGATGTAAATGGTCGTATGGATGAAATGAAAAAGCTTCAAGAAGAATCATTTGGTCAGCAATTTCAAAGTGCATTGCGAGAAACACAAGCAGCATTAGAGCCACTTGGAAAGAAGATGGCTGAATTAGCTAAAGATATTTTACCACCAATAGTTGATGGGATTAAATCATTAATAGATTGGTTTACAAAATTACCAGGACCAGTCCAAATATTTGCTGGAGTATTAGGGGTTTTAAGTGTTGCTATTCTTATATTAACCCCTATTGTTGCAGCATTAGCAATTTCATTTATGGCGTTAGATATTGCTTTGTTGCCTATAATCGGTATTATCGTAGGTCTTGCAGCGGTTATAACGGGAATTATTTTAGTGATTCAGAATTGGGGTGCCATAACCGATTGGCTTTCTGAAAAGTGGACCCAATTTAAAGATTGGTTTGGAGAATTGTGGTCTGGTTTAGTTCAGACTTGTAGTGATGGATGGAATGCCACAGTCGAGTATTTCTCAGGTGCCTGGTCTTCATTTATTGAGATGATGCATAGTTTTTTTGATCCTATAGGTCAATTTTTCACTGATCTATGGATGGGAATTTCTGATACGGCATCGGAAATTTGGACAGGTATTACTGATTATTTTTCAGCATTGTGGTCTTCATTTTTAGAATTAGCAGATAGTATATTGTCTCCTTTAGGTGATTTTTTCAGCGAATTGTGGACAGGTATTGTCGAAATAGCATCTGAATTATGGAGTACATTGACTCAAACCTGGCAAGAAACATGGGATACAATACTTACAGTTTTAGACCCGATTATTTCATTGATTTCAACAGTTTTAGAAGCTGGTTGGCTACTAATCCAAGCAGGTGCTCAAATTGCTTGGGCAGCTATTAGTCGATATATTATTGAGCCAATTCAAGAAACTTATGAGGAAGTAAGTAACAAGATTAGTGAATTAGCAACTTGGTTAAGCGACAATTGGGAACTTATAAAGGCTGCGGCGCAAATTGGATGGGGTTTATTTAAACAGTATATTATTCAACCAGTACAGGAAACTTGGAGTTTAGTTAAAGAAAAGTTTGGGGAGTTAACATCTTGGCTATCTGGTAAATGGGAAGAAATTAAATCCTATACGTCCGCAGCTTGGAATTTGGTAAAACAGTATGTTATTCAACCGGTGCAGGAATTGTGGAATACAACGAAGCAAAAACTTGCAGATTTAGCTAACTGGATACTATCAAATTGGGAATCTATAAAATCCTATACACTTTCAGCGTGGAATTTAGTGAAACAATATGTGATTAATCCTGTGACTGAAGCTTACAATTCAGCTAAACAAAAATTTACTGATCTATATAACTCAGCTAAAGAAAAATTTGATTCTGTGAAGAATGCAGCGCAAGAAAAATTTGATGCAGCTAAACGTAATATCATTGATCCGATAAGTGATGCTGTAGACAAGGTAAAGGGATTCATTGATAAAATCAAAGGATTCTTTGATAATCTGAAGCTTAAAATCCCTAAGCCTGAAATGCCTAAAATGCCACACTTTAGCTTAGAAACTAGTACAAAGAATGTTTTAGGAAAAGACATTGTATATCCATCTGGTATTGGTGTGAAATGGAATGCTAAAGGTGGAATTTTCACTCGTCCAACCATTTTTGGAATGAACGCGGGACAACTTCAAGGTGCTGGAGAAGCGGGGAACGAAGCGGTGCTTCCGCTGAATAAAAAGACACTTGGAGATATCGGCGCAGGAATTGCAGCAACAATGAAGAGTGAACCTACTCAAGTTCATATTCACAATCCTGTTGTAAGAAACGATCGCGATATTGACCTTATGTTTGAAAAAGCTGACGAATGGTTCGTTAAAAGAGGCCAATCGCTAAACATCGGTAAAGGAGGTTCTACACGTGCATGATATTCGGATAAACGATAAATTAGGACGAAACTACCATCTTTGCATGGTAGACCGTCCTAAAATACCGACTGCTAAAAAGAAGGTTGAATTTATTGAAGTAGACGGAAGAGAAAACGGAGCGTTAACAAAAGAAAAAGGTTATGAGGACGTTCCATTTAATGTTGAGTTTAATATTCTTGAAGATTACAATGTCAAACCTTTATTAAGGCAAATAAAAGCATGGATAATGAAAGCTAAAATCGTTTCATTCACTGACGATTATGTATATAGAAAAATAAAATCAGTCGAAATAGGCGATATCGAAAATGACATAGAAGAATACGGAAAGTTTCAAGTGACATTTACAGCTGATCCATATGAGTACGCTATTGAACAGCCAATTACAATAACAAATCCCGTTACGATTATGAATCAAGGTACATTACATTCTTTACCGAAATTAACGATTTACGGAACAGGAAATATAACAATACAGATTAACGGTATTTCTTTTCAAGTAAAAGACGTTAACCCTTTTGTTATTGTTGATTCTGATTTAATGGAATGCTACTACAATACAACTCCTATGAATAACAAAATGGTTGGGAAGTTCCCTGCATTTAAAGAAGGAGAAAACACAATATCGTGGAACGGGAGTGTATCTAAAATCGATATAGAAACAAGGTGGCGATACATTTGATTACACTTTATAAGCCTAACGAAACAGACTTTACCCACAATGGCATAGGAATTCTTGATAATAATATCTATGAAGCTGAAATTGAGGAGATTTTAAATGGTGTTTATACACTAAGATTTAAGTACCCTCTTTTCTCTCCACATGGATTAGATATAATTGGGCAATCAATAATAAAAGCGCCAACGCCTGATGGTGAACAATTATTCCGTGTAGCAAATCCACATCCAACTAATGGTGAAGTACAAGTGTTTTGTTATCACATTTTTTACGATTTAGTAGATAACTTTATAGAAGATACAAACATCGTTGGTAAATCAGGAATGGGTGCTTTAGATCAAGTTAAAGGTGCTCTCCAATATCCAACTAAGTTTGATTTTTATAGTGATGTTGCGAAGACTAATAATGCTCGTTTAGTCAGAAAAAATCCTGTAGAGTTCCTGCTTGATGGTGGACAAGATAATTCATTCTTAAGACGTTGGGGTGGAGAGTTATTACGTGATAACTTCAACGTTAGAATGTTAAATAACCGTGGTCGTGATCGTGGCGTTGTAATCCAACATAAAAAAGATTTATTAGGCTATGAAGCGGATGTGGATTGGCAATCTGTTATTACAAAGATTATGCCCCAAGGTGCGGATGAACTACTATTACCAGAAAAGTATGTAACTAGTACATTGGTTAATAAATATGTAAATCCTAAAATCAGAAAGATTGATTTTCCGGATGTTAAAGCCAAAATAGGTGATGCCTCTAACGACGACGATGCATTACCATTACCGGATGCATTGAACAAATTACGTGCTGAAGCGTTAGCTATGTTTAACGAACAACATGTGGACCAACCACTGGCAACTTATAAGATTAAATTCCAAGAGTTATCACAAACAGAAGAATATAAAGGTTTCGCAGTTATGCAACGTGTTTATATGGGTGACACGGTAACTGTACAGCATTTAGAAGAAGGAATCGACGTCAAGACTAAAGTCGTATCTTATAAATATGATCCCTTGAACGATGAATATACTGATATTACATTAGGAAACTATAAAGAATCATTTACTGATGTGGCTAACAAAGTAGATAGAATGCAAGATAATTTAGATGGTTTAGAAACTAGTTTTTTAGAAAAAGCTAAAGATCGCGCTACAGATTTGATTAACAGTGGTTTCGGTGGTCATGTTCGTATTTATCCAGAAAGAATTTTAATTATGGATACAGATAAGGAATCCACAGCGGAAAAGGTATGGCAATGGAATATCAATGGATTAGGTTATTCGAAAACTGGTATTAATGGTCCGTACGGATTAGCAATGACAATGGACGGATCTATTGTCGCTGATTTCATTACAACAGGGAAATTAAATGCTGGTATGGTTCAGACTGGGTTCAATGAATACGGAAACAGTATAAAAATGATGCCTGACGGCTTACAGGCGCAAATTAACGGGAAGAAATCAATGGAGTTAAATAATTTAGGTCAATTAATGGTATACGACGATTCCACAAATAGAATAGGAATGTTAGGTTATCAATTTAAAAATGATAATCCTATGAAAGGTGTAACAATGAACATCGAGAAAAACAGATTTTTAAGTTTATCTGTAAGAGATGACTTCTCAGGGGCTTTTACACCTTTCCTTGAAATTGTGGATAATAATATTTACGGTTTATCTGGTGTCCACGTGTGGAAAGACTTTCTTACCAACGGAAACAAAATTGTTCTAAACAAAAGTTCGGTAGGTTTTACAGATAACTGGATACAAGAACTATCGTATGCAGATAACACAAAAAGATTGGACTTAATTTCTAATGCGGGTGTTGATTTCGTTTATAAAAACAGTTCTAACGACACCTTAACGACAATTGGCGGAATGAAAAGAAATAACATGTATTGCAATTATATTTTTTATGCAAATGGCGGAATCGCATTAAGTGAAAATGATACAACCGCAACTAACGGAATTTACAAGAGTTCTAGTGGATATATGGTTATAGGTAGCAGCAACAAAATCATGTTAGGTTATACAGTTAGCGGAACAGTTTACCCTGTTGTTGAGGTCGTTGGCAAAAACGATTGGTACGGATGGGGAAATTTAGATATGAACAACTGGCAAATTAAAAACGCATCTATAGCACGAACGATTTCCAATGACAATGCTCCAGTTATACAAAGTTTTCTTAAATCAAGTCTAGCAGTAAATAAACCGGCAGAAAAAGAATTATACGCGCCTATGTCATCTACCGAAATGTTTACTCACATCGGAGAAGGTCAAACTGTGGATGGACTAGCAACTATAGATTTGCCAATTTATTTTCAGAATGAAACTGAAAATTACCACGTATTCATTTCTAAATATGGAAAAGGAGATATTTGGGTATCAGAAAGAAACATGAAATCATTTGTTGTTGAAAGTGATAACGACATTTCATTCTCTTATGAAATCAAAATAACAAAACAGGAAAAGGTTAGCTCTCCACGTAGTTTTTTAAGAGCAAGTGTGGAAAGGTCAAGTATTTTTGACAATGTTCCAATATCAGCGGATGAGCGTACTGCAGAACCTGGTGAAGTGAACAAAGACGAAATCATAAGAGAGGTAATTGAAGATGAAAACTAAACTTATACTAGATATTAATAAAGTACAACATGCTCAACTCAATTCCATTGTCACTGGAAGGGTAGGGGATAAGGCTAGTAATGTAGTTGATGTTTACGTAATAGATAACGGATCCCCACATAATTTGACAGGATTGAATGTATTCTTTGAATGCACAAAACCAGATAATACAGCTATACGTGATGGTAATAACGTTAGAATTATTGATGCAGCGAGTGGGCGTTTTGAATATACATTCCCAACGGAAACATTTGGATTCCCAGGAAAGGCTAAACAATCCTTCTTTTCTATAGAAAAAGATGGAATAACAAGATCAACAACGCAAGACTTCGTGATAGTTACACTGCCAGACGCGATAACCGGTCGCGTTCCGTCCGATTCTTATTTTTCTGAGTTAGAAGATATTATTAAGGATGCAACGGATATAGTTGAAAGAGCTAGCGGCTCACCTAAAGGCGTGTTTTCAACTTTGGTAGATTTAAAAGCAACATTTCCAAAAGGTGACTACGGAATTTATATAGTATCAGCAGATGGAAATTGGTATTACTGGAAAGACAATGCTTGGACAGCGGGTGGAGTGTATCAATCAACTTCGATAGGCGATAATACAGTTGGTGTAAATAACTTAAAAGATGAATCAGCTACAACTTCAAAAAGAACAAAATTAGGTGAATTTGCATTAACTATTCCGAAATCCTTAACGAATTATAAAATAAACATTGATTTCACAACTATGACAATTACAATCCCACCACAGTATATTTTGTATCGAGGATTACGTATTGATGGTGGGAATGCTAAAACTATTACGTATGATTTGACGAAAGGCGCAATGTTTGTAGTTTGTTATAATGCTGATGCTAATTACTATTATGTTAGGCCGTATTATACAAGTACAACATCCTTTTCCGGTCAGCAAGATCTATATTTATTCGCTTTCACACATAATGTAAATTTCGTGCAAGGCCTTGGCAATAACTATACGATTAATGGAAAGGATCTTGAAAGTTTCAAAACTAAAATCGATAAATTTTATGTATCCCCAAACGGAAGTGATAGTAATGACGGGATAACAAAGGACAAGGCTTTCAAGACATTCAATAAAGCTATTGCTTCAGGTGCGAAAGTTATATTAGCTGAAAGCGGAGACTATTGGGGGCAGACTATTGTTGCAGATGGTTTGAATGAACTAAGAATCATGTTAAGTGACACTAACAAACCCTATTCTTCTTACGATAGACCTGTAATTAATCTTAAAAATAGCAACGGATTTAACCCTTCTTTAGACAGTACTACAGGATTATATAAATATGCATATGCTTATAAAATAGGAGATCGTTTCGATAAAGTATTTATTGCTAAATCGCTTCCTCCGATTGATATTGGAGAACGAACGAATGGAACGAACGCTTGTATTTGGGAAACTTGGGCTAATTACGAAAATGATGTGAAATTAACTCCAGTATTAACGTTAACTGAGTGTCAAAGTAAACAAGGTTCCTTTTTCTATGACGGGACAAATATTTTTGTTAATCCGACTGGTGGAACTATAACAAATAAAACCTACAGGATTCCTATTACAGAAGGAAGCGTTATTCAATTAAATAACATAAAAAAGTTAGTTTTAGAGGATATCAAAGCTACGTATGGATATGAAGATATCGCAATTTTAAATGATAACAACGATATGGTAATTAGAAATTGTGAGTTTTCTTATTCGGCGATAGGGAACGGTGTACAACCTCGTAACTCCAATGGGAATTTCTATAAATGTAAGACTCGCAAAAATCGAAATGACGGATTTAACATACAAATTTATGGTGATACACATTTTTATGACTGCGAAGGCACGTATAACGGTGACGATGGCATTAGTCATCATGATGGATGCACAGGATCAATAACTGGTGGCGAGTATCATCATAACGGCAAAGGCGGGGTATCGCCAGCTCACGGATGTGAAATCGACTTATATAACGTAATTAGTCATGATAATGCATATGGTTTTTATATTGTATCTACAGGTGACAGACCAAAAGGGAAAACAGTCCGTCATGTTGGTTGTGTTTCCTATAACAATACGCAGCGAGGAATGTATATTAATGGTTACAAGGTATTATCTTATAACTGTAAGCATACCAACAACACAACACCTGTTGAAGTTGTGAATAACTCTGACTCAGCTCTAACAGAGTTATAAAGGAGTTGGAATAGTGGAGAGAAGTGTGCTGTATGATGCATTAATAGGGATATTTTCGTACGATATGGGATGTGTAGATTCAGGTATAAAAAATGAATTACTAAGATCCCGAACAATTATGTATCTACAAAGCTTAGAAGATAACGAGTTTCGTGTGATAATGTCAACGTTTGTATGTGAATATTTTGTTAGCGATGCAGCTATAAAAAAAGGGTATGGTATTGAAGATGTATCTTCTTTTATACATTGGCTAGATAAATTTATGGGAATTGATATTTAACTCTTACCAAGGAAGGTGATACATTGTTAAAACTCTAGAACAAACAAATGTATCTCAATGATTATAAACAGTTACAACAATAATTTGATTAGAAGCGTGCTTATTGCAGGCTTTTTTATTTTGAAAAAAAGGAGTGAAAAAATGGATCGTATGGATGTATTAATAAAATCATTTATTTTTACCTTCGGTGGCTTCTGTGGGTACTTTTTGGGAGGGTGGGATACAACATTGAGGGTTCTACTAATCATGGCAGCTATCGATTATATCACAGGAGTAATCGCAGCAGGATATAACGGAGAATTAAAAAGTAAAGTAGGATTCAAAGGCATCGCCAAAAAGGTGGTGCTTTTTCTTTTGGTCGGAGCGGCTGCTCAAGCTGATGCGGCCATAGGCACAAATAGTGCTATTCGTGAAGCTACAATCTTTTTCTTTATCGGAAATGAGTTGCTTTCACTTTTAGAAAATGCTGGTCGCATGGGAATTCCCCTTCCACAAGTTTTGACAAACGCAGTTGAAGTTTTAGGTGGTAAACAAAAACAAGAAGAGAAAAAAGGAGATGTTGAATAATGGGTTATATTGTAGATATTTCAAAGTGGAATGGTAATATTAATTGGGATGTGGCAGCACAACAATTAGATTTCGTAATTGCACGTGTGCAAGATGGTTCGAATTATGTGGATCCTTTGTATAAAGGATATGTACAAGGAATGAAATCAAGAAATGTTCCATTTGGTAACTATGCGTTCTGTCGATTCGTATCAATTAATGATGCGAAGAAAGAAGCGCAAGACTTTTGGAATCGCGGTGATAAGAGCGCTACAGTTTGGGTTGCGGATGTCGAAGTGAAAACAATGGATGATATGCGAGCAGGAGCACAAGCCTTTATCGATGAATTACGCCGATTAGGTGCTCAGAAAGTCGGTTTATATGTTGGCCATCATATGTATGCACCTTTTGGTATGGCTAATGTAAAAAGTGACTTTGTGTGGATTCCACGTTATGGTGGTAACAAGCCAGCTTATCCTTGTGATATTTGGCAATATACTGAGACGGGTAATGTACCTGGTATCGGTAAGTGTGATTTAAATGAATTAATTGGTAGCAAGTCTTTAGAATGGTTCACCGGTGAGAAAGGTTTCGTAGATCCGCCACAAGGAGTTAATTATGACTCTAGTTGGTTTACAAAACAAGACGGTGTTTTCATTCCAGATAGAGCTGTTAAAGTAAGACGTGAACCATCAACTAATGCTGAACACATTAGAACTGTGCAGCCAGGTAAAGATTACACTTACTCATCTTATGGGTATGAAGCTGATGGGTATGTATGGTTAAAAGGCGTAGATGGAACTTATATTGCAAGTGGCGGGACTAGTAACGGAAAACGCGTTAGTAGTTGGGGTTCATTTAATTGAAAAAGGGCCGGCTCTTAATTGAGTCGGCTTTTTTATTATAATTACAAATCAGATATCTTTTTAACTTGTTTTTCCTTCTTCTTAAAGTTCCTCTTATATCGCTTGAATTCTTCCTTATCTACATGAAATTTTTCACCAGTAGCAACGTTTTTTACTAAGTATGTTTTAGTTACGGACATTTTTATTAAAGCGTAAATACCAACCAGTGCAATTGAAAATCCAAGTGTAGGAATGATTAAAAGTATTCCGATGATGATTAGCGCTCTATCTAAATTGCTATCTACACGTTTTAACACTAAACGTTTTCCAGTTGCAGCTTGAGCTTGTTCTAATTGTTGCATACGTTGTAAGGATGCAATTGTATCATAACTCATGAAATAACCTCCTTAGAAGTAATAAGTAAATCATACCAATTTATAGAGTACATGAGAAGTGATCCATTAAAGAAAAAAGAGCTGAATAAAAGTCCAGCTCTTTTTGACCACCGACCACAAAAATGACCACACACTAAAAATAAATTAAATGCATTCAATGCACATAATCACATTGCTTTTTTATTTTCTTTGCAATAGAATACACAACAGTAATACAAGTTACATTAAACGGTATGATATACTCTATACGACTCATGTGGAGTGTGTGGCTTGGCTTAAGTTGGTATAATAGAAAAGCAGTTGATATAGGAAAAATCTATACCATCTGCTTTTTGGTTTACAAAAATACCATTCATAAGCGATTTTAGTTAAAATAAATATTGCTGATTTTCACAAATTATAAATTGAGAGTTTGAAATTGCATTCATAATGAGAGGATTTGAATTTGAAATGATAGATAATTTTTGGCGTGAATTACCACGACCATTTTTCGTACTTGCACCAATGGAAGATGTGACAGACGTCGTTTTTCGTCACGTAGTAAGTGAAGCTGGCCGACCGGATGTATTCTTCACAGAGTTTACAAACTCGGATAGCTATTGCCATCCAGAAGGTATGAAAAGTGTACGTGGCCGTTTAATTTTTACAGAAGATGAACAACCAATGGTAGCACATATTTGGGGAGATAATCCTGAATATTTTCGTCAAATGAGTATAGGTATGGCAGAGTTAGGATTTAAAGGTATCGATATTAATATGGGATGCCCAGTACCGAATGTAGCATCGAGAGGAAAAGGTAGCGGCCTTATTCTACGTCCAGACGTTGCAGCAGAATTAATTCAAGCAGCAAAAGCGGGCGGATTACCTGTCAGCGTAAAAACGCGACTTGGCTTTAAAGAGTTAAGTGAGTGGGAAGATTGGTTAACGCATATTTTTAAACAAGATATTGCAAACCTTTCTATTCATTTACGTACAAGAGAAGAAATGAGCCAAGTAGATGCGCACTGGGAACTAATTCCGGAAATTAAAAAATTACGTGACCGCATTGCACCAAATACGTTAATAACAATCAATGGAGACATTCCTGATCGTCAAACTGGAATGGAACTTGCTGAAAAATACGGTATTGATGGCGTTATGATTGGACGAGGAATCTTTAAAAATCCATTTGCTTTTGAAAAAGAGCCGAGAGAACATAGCAGTAAAGAACACCTTGATCTTCTAAGACTACAGCTTGATCTTCAAGATCAATATGCGGAAGTACTACCACGTTCAATCACAGGGCTTCATCGCTTTTTCAAAATTTATGTAAAAGGATTCCCTGGAGCTGCTGAACTAAGAAATCAATTGATGAGCACGAAATCGACTGATGAGGTGCGTGCGTTGCTTGATAAGTTTGAGGCAAGTGTTAACACGGCTGGAGATAGTGAAACAGTGTAACTTTTGAAAGTTAGAGCTGATGGGGTGTATCGATTTTATGAGCGTTTGTTTCAGTTTAATTAAGGTGAGCTGTATCATAAGTAAGTGAGGTATTCTATGTAAAACAGGGGGAAGAAAAGAATGCAGGAGAAAATCGGAAATGGCCGGTTGATCTTGATTTTCACTGATATTATCATGTTTATTTTATTATGCCTATAATTGGAGGCCATATGAATGTTAAGTGATCAGGCGAGATATTCTAGGCTCGCGAATATAACAAAAATAATAAATACAAAATTAGAACTACGTGAAGTATTGCAGCGTGTAACAATGGCGATATCAGAGGAGATTGTTAGGTGCAATGCTGTTGGAATTTATTTACCCCAGGAAGATGGAACATTTAGAGGGTTTGCAGGAAAACCAGAGACCATAAATGGTGTAACGCTCGATACGCAAGTAATTGATCCTGAAATAGACTTACTGGCAAAAGAAGTTATTGAAACCAAAAAAACGATCTATATCCCTGATACCTCAAAGGATCATCGGCCGGATCCGAGACCAGTTGATGCGTTCAAAATTAAGTCCTTATTAGCCTTGCCTATCTCATTTGGGCAAGAGTTATTTGGTCTGGTTTTTTTATTTGATTATGGAACTCCAATGAACTTAACAGATTCAGAAATTCAAAGTGTTGAAGCTTATGTAAATATGGCTGCGGTCGCAATTCAAAACGCAAATAATTTAACACAAAAGGAAAACCTTATTGCCGAGAAGCAGTTGTTACTAAATGTTACCCGTGATTTATCAATGTGTTCCTCGATACAGGAGAGTTTTGATAAATGTTTTTTTTACTTAGGACAGATTTTAGAGAGTAAAAACGTGGCTGCCCACCTTTTAGACCCGTTAGACAAAAAAACGATTAAAACAACGAAGTTAAGTAAGGACTGTAATTGGACAGAAGTGGATTGGATGGAAAAAAGCTATGACGCCAAGATCCAAGAGGTTATTCAAACAAAAAATATAGATAGTAAGGGTCTTTTGATGATCCCATTGGTTTCAATGGGAGAAGTATTAGGGGTAATTGTCGTTGGTAAAGAGGGAAAATCTTATAATTACGATAATTCCCAAATTCAATTGGCAAAATCTATCGTTGATGCCACAGCTCCTACGTTTTCAAACTTGTTATATATGGATCAACTTGAAAGCATGGTGGAAGAGCGAACGAGAGAACTAGCTGCTGCTAATGAAAAAGTTACAAGTGTGATCGAAAGTATTACGGATGGATTCTTTACTTTGAATAATAAATGGGAATTTACGTACGTAAATAAGCATCAATATTTTCCACAAAGAAAAACAGCAAAAGATGTATTAGGCAAGAATATACGGGAGGTTTTCCCGAGTAGCGTCGACACAGTTATGTATAAGGAATTTCATCGTGCAATGTCAGAGCGAACTACAGTTCATTTCGAATTTCTTTCTATATCTGATGAATATTGGTACGAAGTTAGTGCATACCCGTATGATGATGGTATTTGTTGTATTTTTAAAAACATAACGGAAAAAAAGCAATATGAGCAGGAATTGAAAAGGTTATCAAACATAGATTTAATAGGGCAAATGGCAGCAGGTATTAGCCATGAGATTAGAAATCCAATGACAACAGTACGAGGGTTTTTGCAGTTATTAAAAGAAGAGAACATTTATGAGAAACATAATAAGTACTTTAATTTAATGATAGAAGAACTTGACCGCTCCAATTCTATTATTACTGAATTTCTCTCAATGGGTAATACAAAGAAATCGGATTTGCAGATGTTAGATTTAAATTTAATTATTCATGATACGATTCCTTTAATAAAGATTGATACGCATAATCAAAATAAATATATTCAAGTCGATACAAATGACATTCCGGAATTACTTTTAAATCGTAATGAGATACGGCAATTATTAATAAACCTATACCGTAATGGCTTAGAAGCGATGAGCACAGGGCAAGTTCTAACCATCAGTACCTACAAGGAAGGTCAAAATTGTGTGGTGCTTGCAGTGCGTGATCAAGGAAAAGGTATCAGACCTGAAGTATTAGAGAAACTGGGTACTCCATTTTACACGACCAAAGATAATGGAACTGGATTGGGGCTAGGTATATGTTATGCCATTGCTGCCCGTCATAATGCAAAAATAGAAATTCAAACAGGATCGGAAGGCACGACTTTTTTTGTTAAATTTAATTATGCAAATAATAAACAATAA